CTGCGGATGCCTCTGGAGTGGACTTCTTAGCGGTGCCCGACTTGTCGCTATACATATATGCCTGACCCGCCGCTACCGCAATATCCATGCCCGCTTGTCTTTTCTCATTGCTTCGCTGGAAATCGGACATGCTGTTGTTATGTCCGAGCTGGGACATAATACCGCCTGTTCGATAAGAAGACTGGACTCCATTAGTAATGGTGTTTCGAGCGGAGCTGTAATTTTTGCCCCCTCCCGTTGCTTGGCCGATAGAATTTGCCGACTGCTGCATATTACCGTCGGTAGACACGTTGTGACTTCTGCCCGCACGTCGCCTAGCAACTAAATTCTGCTTTGACCCGTAAGCGTTCTGCGCACTTCCACGAGATTCTTTCAAGCCAATGCTGTTTTTACGCATATCAGCCATGTAACTATCGCCCATATTAGCGCGAATTTTTGTGCCTTCACTGAACATCTTGCTGGCGTGTTTCGCCTGTGTCTTCTCATGTTCAGGTGTTTTTGGTTTTTTAGGGCTACTCATAAAAGTACCTTACTGTAATTAACCGATTCAACTTTGAACCCACATTCAGTAGATAGCCTCGACCATGCAGGTCTAGGGCTAGTGAATGTGATTTTTTGTGTACCTGTTTTGCGCACGTACTCAGAGAAAAGGTCAACGCTCTTAGCAAGGCTGTCCACTTTCAGGTTATACGCCGCTGCAATAAGTACATGGCAAACGCCCGGTGTCCACTGGCACACCATAAAGCCCACACCTGTTATCAGATGTAGAGTGGCGCTGCCGTTCTCAAGCATCCTGTATATCTCTAGCGGCTCCAGAGTGCCCTCCCACGACGTTAAACGAGCTAAATAAGGTTCTATTAGCTCAAAAGCGTGGTCGATGTCTGAAGACGATACAGGATCAGTTACCATGCGAAGCCCGAGTTAAAACGAACCGAGCGTTTTGGCCGAGACCTATCTTTACGAGATTCACGCTTTACCGAAATTATAGACTCGCGAAACATAGCCTCATACATCGCCGATGATTCTTTGTTAGTCCAATCCTTTCCGGGCATACGAAGGAGCAGCGCCATAGCGCCATTCTGTATATCCGTAAACCACATGTCAGAGTATTCGTCTGGAACCTCATAAACAGCGTGCGTAGGCTGCAACTTAACGCCCACAAACAATGTTCCGCCGCCAGCACTACCATCAAGCAAAATACTCTCTCTAGTATGCGAAATATACTGGGGGTTACCCTCCTGTATCTCTATACGCTGCGGTAATGTGGTTGTGATTTTCGTACGAGTTTTGTCTTGGGCCGTGTGGTACGCGTAATCGTTCATAAGGACATAAGTATTATTAGGTAAATCCAAATAATACTCAGTAGTGCCCTTCGCCACAGGAATGCTTTCCTGCAACTTCCACGATTCCGTTTCTTTAAAGAAACGCTGTATAGCCTGCACAACTTGGCGGGCTATAGTCGAGTCTAGTGGCTCCGGGCAATCAAGTCGTATCAAGTCAACCCATTCGCTTACGGTAGCCAATTATTTTACTCCTGCTGGCGTATCCCTAGTACCCGCGTTGTTCTGCTCCATGGTGGCCAAAGTGTCAGCTATCTGGCTCTTGTACATACCGTAGAAATCATCAGATTTTTGTCTGAAATAGGGTTCTTCACTAAGCTTAGAAAATGCACGAAACAGAATGTAATTAGTCACAACCGCTGTGTACATGTCAGGTAGCGGGTATGCATCAGTTAGCGTAGTTACTTTTTGAGGTGGGCCACTGCTGACTATTCGTATTTCCGCGCCAATTGCGGCTGGCGGATACACATAGAAAGTGCGAGGGTCAGTAAGGCTTGGCATGTAGCGCAAAACAGTAGTACTGCCCGCACCGGACATCCAGTTTGGATCTTCGCTGTCCATAGTGGCACGACTTACTCTTCGAATAATACGGCCTTCCTCGCCTGTATCGATATTACAGATGCCCTCAAGCAATCTTGAGTTACCCGTAGGTATGCTCTGCTTCGCACCAGCTATCAAAGCGACATCAGCTGTATTACTGGTTGCTTCTGGTCTGACGCGCGAAACCTCAGCACACGCTTCATTAAACCAAGTAATTAACTCAGCATCTTTCCACTGAATACCTCCGCCGTCCATATCCCGCAGGATTAGCCGAACCTTGTCCGTTATGATTTCACCTACGGTATATGACATGTTTTATTTCCTAATGTTTATTTTGCTTTAGCTATGTCGTAATCTTGCTTGATTAGATCTTTTTCAGCCTGCTCCGAAGCTTTCTTCAACGTCGCAGCTTTGCGCTTTACCGCATCAGCTTGACGGCGTTTAGCCAACTTAGCTTCTTTCTCATCAGAGGCCACATCTTCAGCCTCCCGATTTTCTTTAGCCTCAATAAAATCTTCTTGCGGTACTAAACCGTTAGCTAGTGCAAGTTCTTCCATATGTGGCGCAACTTCGCGAGTCTGGCCTGTTGCAAAAGTCATACAATGGCCGCCAAGCTTCGAAGTAAATCGAACTGTGTTTTTTTGATAATTTTTAAATTTCATTTTTGGGGGTTCCATTAAGTTTAAAATGCGGGGTCACTGCTATCCCTAGCAGCTTCCCCCCAAACTTTTATCTAGATCGCTGTGTCAATTCGAATGACACCGTAATCTTGTAGCGCTGTGCGGTCAGCAGACGCTTTATTGTCTTTAAACTGCATTTTCTTCATAGAGAAGATTTTGCCGTAAGCAATACCGTAGTTGTTGCCGTAATCGAAGTGATCGCGCTCGTCCCACTCTGGAGTATCCAAATCAATGAATCCCATAGCTTGTGCGCCACACATAATGCCCGTACAGCCTTCAACGTCAGTGTTAGCTCCCCATTTAGTAGCCGTACCTAATGTGGTAGGTACATGGCGGAACTCGTGTATGTAAAGACCATCTACAATGTAGCTGTCGCCGCCAGCAAACAAAGTGTTGCTTTCGCCACGAACGCCAGCATGACGAGCGTTAGAAATGAAATCAGCATCTAGTTTTAATGTAGCGAGTGCCATAGGGTGTAAGAACAAGTGAAAGACCTCAGAACCACCGTTACCGCGTATACCACGTAAGTAACGAGTCTTGGCCGTAGCACATAAACGAACGATGTGCTTATATCCAATCTTATCCGCAGCGACCACTTCAGCAGTGTCACCCGCTTCTAGTGTACCGCCAGCAACAACACGTAAGTGACGTTCCGAAGTAGCAGCACTAGCATAGTTAAATTCTAGGTCAGAAAGGTTCGACTCACTAGCCGCCGCGCCTTGACTACCACGAGTACTACCGTCGTTGTTCTGTCCAAAATCTAAACCAGCTAAGGTCAAGAATGCCATTTGATCCATACGGTCTGATAACCAATATGAAAGATTGTCTTTAACTTCTGTACGAAAGTTAACAACAGTCATCTGGTCGTTTAACTTACCAGTGTTTTTGATAGCGTTACGAAGCATATCAACTTTGAGTTTTTCTTGGTGAGCGGTCAACGAGGCTTCGTGCCCAGTTAATACTTTGTCACCAGTAATACCGTCGCCGATCAAATCAGGAACTAAAGTAACGATTGCTTCGTCGCCTTTTTCTGTTTTGGTTAGTGAGGTGATACGTTGGATCATTGAGTTAGCACCAGTTCCCATGAACTTAGTGATAAACATTTTTTCGCGAGCTTGATGCCAAACGTCGCGCGACCATACTTTTTTCTGATCGGGACCTAATGCGGCAAAGTTAGTTGAAGCCATTTTGTGCTTTCCTTTTTTTGTCCCAAAGTACGAAGCGACTCCAGGGAATATTAAATTTATCCTAGTGGTGTCGTCCCGTTACGTGGGTCTTGCGAAAAGCACTGTCAAACTTACAGTGGGAAGTAGTTTATTTTACAAGGAACCGCCTTGATATACGCGCATTATAAGCAACTGCTGAGATAAATCAACAGTTACTTATATATTAGACTACAAGTAATCGCCTCTAGCGCGAGCCTTAGCGTCTTCGCTCAATCGTGAAAACTGAGAATCACTAATTTTAGTTAGGTCAATCACTGGTGCAGGTTTCTGCGTTGACCCGCCTCCTAGTTTCCCCTGTTCTTTATCAGCAAGT